CCGAGCAGCCGGAGCCCGCAAAGGCAACCGCCTCCGCTCCCGACGGCCACGCCGAGCCGTCACGAACCTGCGGTGGTGACCGAATGACCCCCCGAAAAAATCCAGCGCACTCCACGGCTGACTCCGCAGTCATTCCGTTTTTGTGTGGTCCGAATCCGGCTGGAGCGGGCGATGGACCGGGTCGCTGATCTTCGAGCCGACTACGACCGTCTCGGGTCGGTCCTTGCAGATGAGACGGACGGAGCGAAAGCAGCGGCGTTGGCCCGGGAGAGACGCCTGATCGGTGAACTTCTGGAGGCACTTGAAGCGCCAGAGGAGGTGTCGGTTGTCGATCAGCTGGCATCTCGCCGTCGATCCGCCGCCGGCACTTCTCGCTCTTCCTCCCGACGCCGCAAGTCTGGATGAGGCGCACGCTGCGATAGAGCTCTGGGAGCACTACTCGCGCAAGGTGCTGGACCCGGCGCAGCGTCTGGCCGTCGAAGTGATGATGGCCGAGGACGCGCATGGTCGATGGGCCGCATCGACGACGGGTCGGGAGATGCCCCGTCAGAACGGCAAGGGCGACGAGATTGAGGTCGTCGAGCTCTGGGGCCTCGTTCAACGCTCGGAGGCGATCCTCCACACGGTTCACGACGCCGTGCTCCTCGCATCGCAGGCGCAGCAGCGGATGCTCGGTCTGCTCGACGGCAACGCGGATCTTCGCCGACGGGTGAAGCGCAAGTGGCAGGGCACCGGCCAGCAGATGATCGAGATGCGCAACGGCGGCGTCATCTGGTACCGGACCCGCACCTCGGGTGGTGGGCGAGGCGTCGACGACGTCGACCGGCTGGTCATCGACGAGGCGCAGCACGCGACTGAGGAGCACCTCTCCGCCGTCGCCCCGACCCTCCTGGCGAACAGCAACCCGCAGATGAACGCCATGGGCACCGCCGGGCTGGCGAGGAAATCCTCCTGGTGGTGGAGCGTCCGGCGACGCGCGCTGAGTCCCGACCCCGGGACGTTCGGCTACGTCGGGCACACCGCCGAGGACGTTCACCTCGACGAGCACGGCGCGATCGTGCAGTCGCAGGTCGATGTGAACGACCGGGCGCTCTGGCGGCGGGCGAACCCGTCGATCGTTGCTGGACGCGGACAGGGCATGCCCTTCCTCGAGGAGCAGCTGCGCCGGCTCGGTCCTCGGGCCTTCGCTCAGGAGCACCTCGGCGTCTGGGACCCGGAACCGGTCGAGGACCGGGTGAGCACCGCCTTCGACTCCGAGCAATGGGATGCGCTGGCTGAGCCAGACACCCCGCGCGGCACGAAGGTGGTCTTCGGCGTCGACGTCGGCGTGGACCGTCTCGCGCATGTGGCCGTGGTGTGGAAGCGCCCCGACCGGTGCGTCCAGGTGATGCTGGCCGACACCAACCTTTCACCGCTCGACACACCCGGGCGCCTCAGCAAGCTGGCGACCGAGTGGAAGGGCCCGGTCATGCTGGGCGGTCCGGCAGCGTCGCTCGACGGCGAGGTCCGACGGTCGAAGGTGATGACCACCGCCGAGTTCGCAGCCTCGTGCGGCCGCTTCGACGACATGGTCAGGGCGGGCACGCTCCGCCACGGGAACCAGCCGGCGCTCAACCTCGCCGTGTCGGTCGCCGAGTGGCGCACGTTCGGGCAGGCGGGGGAGAGGGCCCTGCAGCTGAGCAACGCCCCTGAGGTGGGGCCTCTCGCTGCAGTGATCCGCGCACTCCACGGGCTGCTGTCCCCGACCCCGCCGGCGAAGCCCCGATCGTCTGCCGTGAACCGTTCGGGCGGCGAGTCTGAGACCGCCGACCTGTCCACCCTGCAGTTCTGAGGAGGAGGTGACCGTGCCCCCTGCACTTCCGCTGATGGAGAAGGGCAAGGTCACCTCGGCGAACGCCTGGTGGCAGTCGCTCGACGACGAGCAGGTCCCCGAACTCCGGTGGCCACTGTCAGTCGACGTCTACGACCGGATGCGCCGCGGCGACTCGCAGGTCATGTCCGTACTGCGCGCGGTCACGCTTCCGATCCGCCGCACGCCCTGGAGGATCGACCCCGCCGGCGCGCGCCCCGAGGTGGCGCAGCTGATCGCCGAGGATCTCGGGCTTCCACTCGTCGGTGCCAACCCGGACGGCCCCGTTCCCCGGCGGTCGCGCGACCGCTTCTCGTGGGCCGAGCACCTGCGGATGGCGCTGCTCATGCTGCCGTTCGGGCACATGTTCTTCGAGCAGGTCGTGCGTGTCGATGACGACGGTCTCGTGCGGCTGCGCAAGCTCGGCCCGCGTATGCCGCGCACGATCACCGCCGTGAACGTCGCCGACGACGGCGGCCTCGTATCCATCGAGCAGGCCAACGGAGCCACGAAGGTCGTCATACCGGTGGATCGCCTGGTCGCCTACGTGTTCGACCGCGAGGGCGGCAACTGGCTGGGCACATCGATGCTCCGCCCGGCCTACAAGCACTGGCTCGTCAAGGACCGCCTGCTGCGGGTCCAGGCTCAGACCATCGACCGCAACGGCATGGGCATCCCCCGCTACACCGGCGCCGAGGACGAGGAGGACCTCTCCGACGGTTTGGCCATGGCGCAGGGCTGGCGCTCTGGCTCGAGCTCGGCTGCAGCCATCCCCAACGGTGCAGCCCTGGATCTCGTGGGCGTCACCGGCACCCTGCCGGACGCCATGCCAGCGATCCGTTACCACGACGAGCAGATCGCCCGCACCGTCCTCGCCCACTTCCTCAACCTCGGCACGCAGACCGGGTCGTGGGCGCTCGGCTCCACGTTCGCCGACTTCTTCGCTCTCAGCCTCCAGGCACTCGGCGAGCAGATCGCCGACGTCGCCACGCAGCACATCGTCGAGGACCTCGTCGACTGGAACTTCGGTCCCGACGAGCCTGCCCCGAAGGTCATGTTCGACGAGGTCGGCTCCCAGCCCGCCGCCATGGCATCCGCCCTGAAGATGCTCGTCGACGCCGGGATCATCCTCCCGGACCGGGTGCTCGAGGAGTTCATCCGCACCACGCTCGGCCTGCCGGCCAAGGCTTACCCGCCGCCGGCGCCCCCCGCCGACGCCTGATGCTCAAGCAGCAGCACCTGCCCATCTGGATGTGGCCGGAAGGCGACCAGGCCCGTGCTCTGCTCTTCTGCGGAACCTGCCTCACGCTCCTCGAGCGATGCTCAGAGCGGCAAGAAGACACGGCTTAACGACAGAGGCTCCGACCGAAGTCGGAGCCTTGATCTGCCGGTAGGCGACGGACCCCGAAGGTCGGCCCCTACCCGCCACCTCTGGCTGCGGGACGCCCAGCACGGAGAACCCTCTGGTTAAGGGAGAGCCATGCCGTGCGCCAAGCGTACGACCGCCCCGACCAGAGGGTCAACGACCTGATGGCTGAATCACGAGGAGGGCTGATGCCCGACTACCGGCAGCGCTTCGGCGCGCTCGTCGCCAAGGACCGGCTCCCCATTCGGGCCGAGATCCCCGGCGTCCGCACCGACGACAAGGTCGCCGTCCTCCGGCTCTACGACCCGATCGACTCCTACGGCGAGTCGTGGGGCGTCTCGGCCAAGGAGTTCGCGCAGGTCGTCGACGACCTCGACGACGACGTCGAGGAGATCCGCCTGCTCATCAACAGCCCGGGCGGCGAGGTGTTCGAGGGGCTCGCCATCCTCAACGTCCTCCGCAACCACGACGCCCGCGTCGTCGCCGTCGTCGAGGGCGTCGCAGCGTCGGCGGCCAGCTTCATCGCGTGCGGCGTCGACGAGCTCGTCATGGCCCGTAACAGCGAGCTGTTCATCCACGACGCCTGGGGCCTCTGCGTCGGCAACGCCGCCGACATGCGCAAGCTCGCCGAGGATCTCGACCACTTCTCCGACAACTGCGCCTCGATCTACGCCGCCAAGGCCGGCGGCACCGTCGAGGAGTGGCGTGCCGCCATGGCGGCCGAGACCTGGTACTCGGCCGAGGAAGCAGTCGAAGCCGGACTCGCTGACAGCGTCGACGAGCAGACCGACGAAGCGGCCGCCGACAAGGCGAAGGCCCGGTTCGACCTGTCGGTGTTCAACGTCGCCGGACGCCACCAGGCGCCCGTCGTAACAGCCTCGGCAACCCCGCCGAGCCCAAGCCCCCCCAAGGGGCAGAAGGGAGGCTCCATGCCGGAGCTCACCCCCGAGCACCTGGTCCTCCTCGGGCTCACCGAGGACGCCAGTGCGGAGGACATCACGGCGGCGCTCGCCCAGCGCACCGCCACCACGGACCCGCCCACCCCGGCCAACACCCTCCCCGAGGGTCACGTCGCCATCCCCGAGGCCCGCCTGCGCGACCTCGAGGAGGGTGCACGCCTCGGCACCCAGGCCGCGAACACGCTGCGCGAGCGCGAGCGCAGCGAGTTCCTCGACAGCGTGCGCGCCAAGTACGCCCCGGCCAACCGGGCGGCGTGGGAGGCCGAGTACGACCGCGACCCCGAGGGCACCCGGAAGCACTTCGAGACCGCCCCCGACATCCTGCCGCTCGCCCAGATCGGCACCAACGGTGCGGCGGACCTCGACGCCGACGACGCCATCTACAACGACCTGTTCGGCACGAAGGAGGTCGCGCGATGAGCGACTACGTCCCCCGGTTCAAGCCGGGCCAGGCCATCACGCTGCAGGCGTCTGGCACCATCACCGGCGGGCGGCTCGTCGCCGTCTCCGGTTCCGGCACCGTCGCCACCGCCGGCGCCGACTCGGCCCTCGTGGTCGGCGTCGCCGCCTTCGACGTCGTGTCCGGCGACAAGCTCACCGTCCACTGCGGCGGCGTGCAGAAGCTCACCGCCTCGGGTGCGATCACCGCCGGGGCCGGCGTCGTCTCCGACGCCAGCGGCAAGGTGAAGTCGGCGACCACGGCCACCGCCGCGGCCGCCGGCACCCTCCTCGGCCGAGCCCTGACCACCGTGACCACCGACGGCGACATCGTCGACGTCCTGATCGGAGGCTGACCGATGGCCTACACCTATCCCGCGTCTGCGCCGACGATCTCGGGCGACACCGTCACGATCAGCAGGTTCCTGCAGTCGCCGACGCTCGTCGCCCGCCGTCTCCGCACCATCCTCGAGCAGCGCTACATCGCCGACGCCATCCTCACGGGTCGCTTCACGGCGTCCGGCGGCTCGATCCAGTACGAGACCGGCGAGTCGATCTTCACGAGCGACGACCCCCGCGCCGTGGCCCCGGGTGCCGAGTACCCGCTGACCACCCTCGGGACAGGCACGGCCTCGCTGGCCAAGACGGTCAAGTGGGGCCAGGACGCCCTCGTCACCGACGAGGCGATCGCCCGGCAGCAGATGGACCCCGTCAACCGTGCGCTCACGAAGCTGGCCAACCAGAACGTGAAGTACGTCGACTCGGTCGCCCTGTCCGCCATCGCTTCCGCGGTGACGGCCACGGCTGCCGCCGCCGCCGACTGGTCGACCGCCACCGCAGCGCAGATCCTCACGGACGTCGCGCTGGCCAAGGCGAACATCGTCGCCACCAACAACGGCTACGACCCGGACACCGTCGTCGTCGACGACATCAACTGGGCGTACGCCATGGCGAAGTTCGCCGCCGCCGGCTACCTCCCGCGGGAGACCGACGCCAACAACCCGATCCTCACCGGTGACTTCCCGGTGATCCTCGGGATGCGCTGGCTGGCCACCCCGAACGTCCCCACGGCCGACGTCGCCATCGTGCTCGACAGCACGCAGCTCGGCGGCATGGCCGACGAGGACCTCGGCGGCCCCGGCTACGTCAACGTCAACGGCGTCGGCGTGCAGACCAAGGTCATGCGCGACGACGAGGACGACCAGTGGCGCCTGCGTGCCCGCCGGGTCACCGTCCCCGTCGTGATCGAGCCGGCCGCCGCCCGCAAGATCACCGGCCTGTAGGAGGAGCCATGGCGACCACCTACAGCGTGACCGCTCCGCTCGTTCTCGCGAAGAACGAGCAGGGCGGCGTCGTGTACATCTACCAGGGCGGCCAGGTGCCGGCCGGGCAGTCCGACGACTGGATCGAGCAGCACCTCCGCTCGAAGATGATCGTCAAGGGCGACTACGTGCCGGAGGCCCAGCAGGCACCCGACTCCGACGCGGCCCCGGCCGCGGACGAGAAGCCGAGCGGCAACGCCTCCCACGACGAGTGGGCGGCCTACGCCGTCTCGCAGGGCATGTCGCAGGACGAGGCCGAGGCCCTGTCCCGCAACGAGCTCCGCGACCTCTACGCCTAACCGAGAGGGGGTGCGCCCGTGGCTGACCTCGTAGACATCGAGGAGGTGCGGGCGCACCTCAACCTCGGCGACGACACGTCGCACGACGACGAGCTCTACCTCTACATCGAAGCGGTGACGGCACACGCCGAGCGCCGCTACGGCTCCGTCATCGACGACCCGCCCGCCGACCTCCGACTGGCGGCGCTCGAGGACATCCGCGGTCTGTACCAGCCCGGCCAGATCGGTCCGCTCGCCGACTTCGGCGCCTTCGGCACGCAGACCGCGGAGGCGACCGAGATCGGTCCCGGCTACCGCCCGGTCCGGCTCTGGCCGCGCGTCGACGCATGGCTCGACTGGTCGCTCCGCTCGAGCAGGTCGCCGACCTACTCGTTCCCGGACGCTGTCGCCTGGCCCGACCCAGTCGAGTACCAGGCGCCGTGATCCTCAACGACGTCATCGCTGCGCTGTCGACGCGGTTCACCACCGCCGTCGACCCGACGCCCGTCTTCGATGTCCCGACTCCGAACGTGGTCAACAACGCCGCGTTCGTGGTCATCGGGTCGGAGGGGGAGGACGCCGACGGCGCCACCGTCGCCCTCGTGCCGTCCTCGATGGGTGCTGGCGACTGGTTCGACGAGGCAGGCGAGATCGTCTGCTCCGCATGGGCGCAGGTCGGCGGCACCGACCTTGCGGGCACGCGCGACACGGCAGCGGAACTCGCCGAAGCGTGCATCGCAGCTGTCCACGCCGACGTCACGCTCGGCGGCCTGCTTGTCGGAGCAGGAGAGGCGCAGGTCTCGGCTCTGCGCTACCGCTCGATGCAGACCGACAAGGGCGCGTTCTGCCGCTTCACGTTCGCCGTCACGTACGGCCACCTCTCGACCTGAAAGGGGCTTCGCCCATGTCGATGACCGAAGCCGAGCTCGCTGAGGCCCAGCGCCGCGAGTACGGCACCTACGTCGCCACCGAGACGATCTTCATCGGCGGCGCCCGAGCCTTCAACGCTGGCGACGCCGTCCCGGTCGGCCACGTCGAGGACGGTCTCGTCCCGAGGAGCTCGGTGGCCAAGAAGCCGGCCGAGAAGAAGGAGGCCTGACGTGGCACCGACAGCCGTCGAGCGTCCGCTCGTCCTGAAGAACCCGGGCTACCTCTTCATCGCCCCGCTCGCCTCGACGTTGCCGACCAACACGGTGGCGGGGTCGGTGTTCACCGACGCGTGGCCGGTGGCTTGGCTCCCCATGGGGGCTACGGAGGAGGGCTCTGAGTTCTCCTACTCGACCGAGGTGGAGCCGATCGAGGTCGCCGAGTTCTTCGACCCGATCGCCTACGACACCGTGTCGAGGGCGGGCCGCATCGCCTTCAACCTCGCCGACTGGACGCTGACCAACTACCGCCGCGCGATCAACGGCGGCGTCGCCGCGCTGGCGGCCACGTCGGGCTCGGGTGCGACGGCGCTGGGCACGCTCGAGCCGCCCGACCCTGGAACCGAGGTGCGGGCGATGATCGGCTGGGAGTCGCTCGACAACACCGTGCGGCTGATCTGCCGACAGACCCTGCAGGGTGGCGAGATCACCTCCGCGTTCCGGAAGGCGCCAACGAAGGCGCTGATCCCGTGCTCGTACATGCTCGAGACGCCGTCGGGAGCGAAGCCGTGGGTGATGTACTCGGCCGGCGCCGATCGCCTGGCATGACGCAGCGCAGCATCGGCTCGTTCGGTCAGCGGCGCGAGCGGGTCGAGTTCACGTTCGACTACTTCGACGAGACGATCCGGGTGAACCCGAGCTTCGGCCAGTTCGCCCTGCTCGAGGAGTTCGACGTCGTAGAGGACGATCCGGCTGCTGGGCTGTACATGATCCGACAGATGGTGGACAGCCTCATCCATCCGGATGACGTGGCCACCTTTCTGCGGCTGGCGAGGGAGAACGGCCAGGAGTTCGAGGACCTCAAGGAGATCGTCACTGCCGTGATCGAGGCGGTGACCGACCGCCCTACCCAGCCGCGATCCGACTCCTCGGATTCGCGGTCGAGAACCTCCACGAGCTCAACGGACGACGACTTCTCGCTGGCGTTGGCGGCCGTGCCCGAGGCGCGACCGGACCTCCGGCGGATGGTCACGATGGCACACGAAGCCCGGATGGCGACATCCTCAGCGAACTGAGCTGGTCCGACCTCTGCGACATGGCGTACGCCCTGATCGTCGAGAGGCTCGACCATCGGGCACTCGTTGATCGTCAGGTCGCCGGCCTGGCCATGGTCCTAGGCGCAACGGGAGAGCTCCCCGACCCGGGCGCGGCGCGTCTGCAGTTCGACGAGTTCTTGGCCTCGCCGCTGCACGCCGGTCAGACGTTGAGCGCGGAGCAGCGTGCGCTGCGGAAGGTGCTGCTCGGCCATGAATGACTTCCAGACGACCGGCGGCGAGCAGCTTGCGCGCCTGTCGAAGGCACTAAGGGATGCCGGACGTACCGAGCTGCGCAAGGAGCTGCACGCTGGCCTCCGCAACGCCGCGAAGCCGCTCATCGAGAAGACCCGCGCAGAGGCCCTGCGCCGTCTCCCGAAGCGCGGCGGGCTCGCCAAGGCGGTGGCGAAGGCGCCGCAGCGCCTGCAGGTCAGCACCGGACGCGACCCGGGCATCCGCATCGTGGTCGGCAAGACGAGGTCGGGTGCCCGTGCGGCGAACGCTGGGTTCATCCGTCACCCCGTCTTCGGGAACCGGCAGGTCTGGGTCGACCAGAAGGTGACACCCGGGTGGTTCGACGACCCGCTCCGGGCGTCCATCGGGGAGGTACGTCCATACCTCGAGCAGGCGATGGAGAACACGGTCGAGCAGATCGTCCGAGAGGTGGAGGGCTGATCGTTGGCATCCAATGTCGTCGGCGCTGAGTAGTCCCGCCTTTTCTGCACCGCCCCCGCCGCCACAGGCGCCGAGCATGGTCATCGTCAGGGCGGCTGCCGCCAGCCACCGCATTGTCCTGATCGTCCGGGTCACGCAGTCCGAAGGTACGGATGACCCTTCTGTCGGTCTATGGCCCGAAAGGTGTACACGTGTGCATCACCCCGGCCGCCGGTAGTGCTCCCTGAACCCGGCAACTGCCGCCTGTGACAGCCGCTCCACCTCGGCCGTGGCCCGCTCGAGATGATCAATGTGCAGCTCCCACTCGCGGAGCCGCTCAGGGGTGAGTTCCGGTTCCTCCTGCTCTGCCATACCTCCCGCTCGCACCCGGCGTGTCCACCACGCAGCCACCGGCGACCACCACTTCGACAGCGCCGGTCACGACGACCGTCGCACCACATTGGCCTTCGAGGACTCTTTGATGGCGAGTTGTGAAGACGTGTTCCGGATGCCGGCTCGAACTCGATGTCGGTGAGTTCCATCGGTCTCGCCAAAGTAAGGATGGCCTGCAACGACTGTGCAAAGCGTGCGCTGCTCGTACCCGTCGTGAGCGCGTGGAGAAGCGACAGGCGGCCACGAAGGCGGCCCTGACCGAGTCGACGTCCAAGCGGTGCCCTCGGTGCGTACAGGAACTCCCGTTCGACCAGTTTCACCGCAACAAGGCGATGCCCGACGGCTTCCAGTCCTACTGCAAGGAGTGCTCAAACCAAGTTCGACGGGAGTACGAGGCGAGGAACTCCGAGGCTCTCAAGCTTCGACGCGCGGAGAGAATCGTTCGTCTCGCCGAGCAGAACAACGGCGGGAGCAAGCAGTGCCGCAAGTGCCTCGAGTTGAAGCCGATGCTCGCCTTCTACGTTCACCGTGGAACCAGCGACGGGCGCGCGAACTACTGCGCAACCTGCCAGTCGGCAACGACGCAGGAGTGGGCCAAGAACAACGCTGCCAAGGTCCGGGCGAGGAATGCTCAAAGATCGAAGACCAAGAAGAAGCGGGACCATCGACAGTGGTGGCTCCGGCTCTACAACCTCACGCAAGAGGACTACACCGATCTCCTTGAGGCGCAGGGCGGGGCGTGCGCGATCTGCCGTCGCCCGGAGAGCGTCATCGATTCACGTACCGGCGAGCCGCGGAATCTCTCCGTCGACCACGACCACATCACTGGGCGTGTCCGGGGGCTCCTGTGCGGGCGTTGCAACCGAGGGCTCGGTCAGTTCGCCGACTCGCCTGAGATGCTCCGACTGGCAGCGCAGTATCTCGATGCGTCGCAGGAGGCAGCACCAGCGATGTAACGGTTCCGTTCTGGGCTCGGGGAGGTGATTACGACGGCTTCCACGAGCTTGGCATTTGAGCTGCTCGCAAAAGACAAGGCGTCGAAGGTGTTCGAGCAGGCGGCCGACGCCGCCGAGGACATGGGCCGCGCCGTCGACGACGCTGGCACGAAGTCCGCCGCCGGGCTGACTCGTGTCGGCGAGGGGGCCGACAACGCCGAGACCCGGATCATGGGCCTCAAGGACGGCGTCGACGGCATGGCGACGATCATGAAGGGTCCGGGCGAGCAGGGGATCGCCGCGTACCTGCAGGGGTGGGCGGACTTCGCCTCTGGCGTGGCCAACTTCGCGGTGCCGGCGTTCCAGAAGCTCTACGCCATGGGTGCTCAGCAGATCGCAACCACCATGCGCGCCGCGGCGGCAACGGCCGCCTCCGTGGCCACCCAGGTCGGGCAGTGGATCGTTCTCGGCGCTCAGGCCACCGCTCAGGCCGCCAGAGTCGCCGCTGCGTGGCTGATCTCTATGGGGCCGATCGCCGCCGTCGGGATTGCTGTTGCCGGTCTCGCCTATGTCTTCATCAGGAACTGGGACACCATCAAGGACGCTGTCGTCAGAGGTGCACAGTTCATCGTCGACAAGATGCTCGGGGCGGCCGAGTGGATCGTCCGGGCCGGTGCCGCGGCGTTCGGCTGGGTGCCCGGATTGGGCGGCAAGCTCAAGGCGGCCGCCAAGGCAGTTGAGGACTTCCGTGACGAGGTCAACGTCTACCTCGACGGCATCCGTCGCGACATCGTCATCCGGCTGAGCGCCGAGGCCACCGACGTCATGCAACGGAACTTCGGGGTGCCAACAGGAGCGCCCGTGCGGCGGTTTCACGATGGCGGGTGGGTGCCCGGCCGGCCAGGCCAAGAGGTGCCTGGCATCCTCCAGGCGGGCGAGTACGTCGTGCCGGCAGGTCGTGCGGCGCCGCCGCTGCCCTCGGTTGGCCAGCTGGTTGTGCACACGAGGGACGACCCGCTGCGCATCCAGGGCGCGGTCACGCAGGGGTTGCGGAACGCCGCTTGGCTACTGGGGGCCTAGATGCCTTCGACGGTCGAGTACCTCAACTTCGATGCCGTCGGCGCCTTCCCGTCGCTGGCCCTCAACCTGGCCGGCTGCTGGGAGTGCACCGACTACGCCCAGATGTACGACGGCCCACCGGTCGTCGGTGAGAACCGCCCGATTCCGGGTGCGACCGGCCGGCTGGCCGTGCAGCGGGAGGAGGACGAGGCCGTCATCAACTTGCCGATGGTGTTCCGAGGTGTCGCCAACCATCTCGGCGTGCCGTACGCCGACGCTCGCATCGGCGTACGCACGAACCTCCGGTTCTTCCGGACGAACATCCTCCGCCCCCTCGCTGCACAGGCGACGAGACCGGTGACCTTCCACCGGCTCGACACCGGCACGGAGTCAGGCGACGTGATCGTGCAGTCGCCGATGGCGATGGCCTTCCAGACGCCGGCGAAGGCGCGCGGAGTGCTCGTGCTCATCGTGCCCGCAGCTGTCCTCGCATGACCAGGGCGATCACCGTCGACGTCTTCGAAGTCGACGCCACCCCCACCGACCCGCTCAACCTCGTCGACGAGCTCGGCTCCGAC